TTTTATGGATTTTTTAAAACCCTTGACGGCATAACAGATTGGTTCTCAGATAAATGGAATAGCATTGTTGATACGTGTACTCCTGTTATTAATACTATTGCAGGTCTATTTGGGTTTGCTTGGGATTCAATATCTACAATATTCGGACCTGTTGCTGATTGGTTTAGTAGTAATATTTGGGAGCCTATTAAGAGCTATGCTAGCAGTATGTTGGATAGCGTTACCGGGTTCTTTAGTGGTGCTTGGGAATCAATTAAAGGCATTTGGGGTGCCGTGGCGGGTTGGTTCGACGCAAACGTTTGGGGACCATTAAAAGCCAAAGCAAGTGAAGTATTTAGCGGTCTAGGTAATGCATTAAGCGCAGCACAATCGAGAGGTGCACAAATTACAGGCTTAACCGGTCATGCTACTGGTACGAATTACTTCGGCGGTGGCTGGACTGAAATTAATGAACGTGGCGGTGAAATTGTAGACCTACCTAGTGGATCTAGAATTTATCCTCATGCGACTACTGAAAAAATGCTAGCCAAAGAATTTAGCGGAGCTGGTGGCGGTGGTAATAATTACACCGTTACAGGAAATACTTTTGTTGTTAGAGAAGAAGCTGATATAGACCGTATCGCTCATTCTTTATTCTCAATGTTTGGGGCTGCTGAAACAAATTATGGAGGTGTATAGGCATGTCAAGATTCGTTAGCGGTATAGGGCGTGCCTTATCGCTTTTATCGTTTGCATTTGGTAAAGGGGCAAGGGAGTTGCCTACTATCATCATTTCACAAGATGAAGAAAAGTTGGTGCTTCCTGTTACTCCAGTTAAATATGAGGTCGGTAATGAGCAGGAAAATAAAACTGTTGATATTACTCAAATAGGTGAGGTGCTTTTATTTGGAAACCCTAAACTCAAAACATTATCATTCGAAGGATTTTTTCCGGCGAAAGATTATCCGTTTATTGTTGGCGATAAGCGTAAGCCTATTGAAATTATTAACCTCATAGAAAAGTGGAAAACATCAAAGAAACCTGTTAGGGTCATCATAAGCGATGGCCCTATTAATTTAATGATGGGAATCGAGTCATTCCCATATAAGAAACAGGAAAATACAGGGGATATGTATTACACGCTAACATTTAAGGAACATAAAGACCTTAACACGCCTGCTACTGGTGATGATAAGCCAGTTGATGAAACGACAGGATTAAAAGATAGGCCTTCTGTTGCTCAAAAACCTAAAACGGCAACATTGTTCAGTAAAGGTTCTGATGTGTTGGATGCTGCTAAAAAAGCATATGGCAATTATCGTCATTATGAACGCATTATCCAATCAAATGACCTAAAGAATTTAGCAATTAATAATCTTAGCCAGCTTAGAAAGTTGAAGGTGAAATAATATGATAGTTAAACATATTGGCACTAAAACAGTTAAAGATGAAAAGACTGGCGAAGAAAAGAAAGTTCCTGTTGAAAATGATATTACTCATTTAGTTGAGCATGTTACTTGGAGCGGTTCGCGTATTCAAGCCGCTAGAAAACTTGAATTTGTATTAGTACAAGAACCACGCGACCCGAACTGGCCTATCTATGCAGTGAATATCGGTGAAACCATTAAAGGGTACTCAGAAGATGGCGATGTGCAATTTGTAGGCAATATATATACCACTGAACGCAAAACATCGGCATCACGCATTACAGTAACATGTTATGACAACATGTTTATATTAAGTAAATCAAAGACCACTCGTAAATTCACCAATATGACAGCGGAGGATATCGCAAAAGCAGTATGCAAGGAAATGGGGATTAAAGTAGGTAACCTTGCTGAAACCAAAGAAAAGATAACTTTCATAGCCAATAACAAGTCAGGGTATCAAATTATACTTATGGCTTATACAGAGGCCGCTAAAAAGACCAACAAAAAATATCAAGCTATGATGGAGGGCGATGAACTCGACGTCATAGAGAAAGGTTCGTTGATTGAGGGGTTAGTAATAGACCAATACAGGAATATTACTGACTCGTCATTTAAAGAATCTATTGAAAATATGATTAATAAAGTCATGATTGTTGATGATAAAGGTAACTTTGTTAGATATGAAAGTAAAGACGACCAAATTCAACGCTACTCTATGATACAAGCAGTCTATAAGGAGAACAAAAACAAAAACACGGCTGATGAAGTAAAGGACATATTTAAGAAACCGGAACGAACAGGTGTGATTGATTGTTTAGGCGATTATGATGCCTTATCCTCGTATTCTGTTGAAATTAGAGATGTGATTACCGAGTTAAGTGGCAAGTTTTGGATCAAGAGTGATACTCATGATTTTAAAAACGGTCAACATACCATGAAACTCGAGATTGAGTTTGAAAATCTTATGACTAAAGAAAAGGTAGACCATTCCTTAGAAGCTAAAGAAAAGAAACGCCAGGAGCGTGAAGCTAAAAAGAAAAATAAAACTCCTAAGGGTAAAGGTCGAAGGTCTACTCGAAAATCGACTAAAAGAAAGGTAGAAATTCATTATGTTGAATGATATTCCTAGTGCTGCACATTCGATGGCTAAAATGGTTGATACAATTCACGGAATAGCTAAAGGTGAACAACCTATGGGGATGCGTATTGGTTTAGTTACATCACCATTCCCTAACCTAGTAATTCGCGTTGATAATATCGACATTACCAATGAGCAAATATATTTGAATGACTATTGGAAGCCAGGTCATCATCGTGAAGCAGAAGGCCACATCATAAGCGAAACACAACCTCGTTCGGGTGGTGGTGGGTTAGCAGAATTTGCTAGTCATACGCACGATATACACAATGACTATACAGACACCATTAATATGACTGATACCTTGCGAGTAGGCGATGAAGTAACCGTATTTCCAGTATATGGACAAGGTGAACAGCTTTATTACATCGGTCAAAAGGTGGTGAAACTATGAGCGAAGAATATCCTTTTGCAGGGTTAACTCGTACAGTAGAGTCTAGTCAAGGCGATTTACCGTTGTTTCGTGAATATGATTGGAATTTTGAAAGCGATACATTCCGATATAACGCAAGTGGTAAACGAATAGCCTTAGAGGGTGATGAAGCGTTAAAAATTTGGGTATACAAAGCACTCAAAACCGAACGCAATCAATACCTAGCGTATTCTACTCGATATGGTATTGAGTTGAAGCCATTTATAGGTAAAGTTATGAGTGTTGGTGAACGTTATTCAGAGCTTAAACGAGTGATTATAGAGTGCCTTATGGTTAACCCTTATATAAAGTCGATTGATAGTATCGAGTTCGACGCGAATGGTGATAAGGTTGATTGTCAAATTGAATTAACAACGATATATGGAGGTATTAATATCAATGTTTAATATTCCAACATCAGACGAAATTTTAAAAAGCCTCCAATTACAATCGCAACTTCCGATGAGTAAATTTGAGGGTACATTTGAATATGATGTATTTTCATCTAACGCTATTGAGTTTATGAAGACATATGTTGAATTAGGCGAACTCTATAAAGTAGCGTTTGCAGATACATCATATGGTGATTTCCTGACTATGCGTGCTAAAGAAGCTGGCATCATTCGAAAGGTAGCTACAAAGGCGATAGGGACTGTTACAGTTAAAGGGAGTGGAGTGTTACCTAAAGGTAGTCAATTCTCTACGGCTGACGGAGTACTATTCGAAACGTTAGAAATTGCAATGATTAACGGCAGTCAAGAAGTTAAGATTCAAGCCGTTGAGACTGGCAATAGTGGTAATGTAGCAGCAAATACGATTGATACAATTCCGATGTCAATTCCTGGTATTAACAGCGTTATTAATGCACATCCAACAAAAGACGGTTTCGAAGAAGAAAGCGATGATAATTTACGCGAACGCTATTTATTGCATGTTCGCTATCCTGGTACATCCGGCAATAAAATGCACTATTATGAGTGGGCGATGTCTGTTGGTGGTGTTGGCGGTGCTAAAGTGCTTCCGGTATGGAACGGCGCTGGTACTGTTAAAGTAATTATTGTGAATAGTGAGTTTAGTCCAGCTTCTCAAGAAATTATTAACAAGGTAACTAATTATATTGAAACTGTTCGCCCTATGGGTGCAGTGGTAACGGTAACAACTGTTACACCTAAGACGATTAATATTACAGTTAGACCGGAAGGTAATTTTAATCAATCGGTATTTACTGAATTAGTTAAAGCATACCTAATCGACATTGAACGACAAAACATCAAAAACTCAACTTTATTAAAAGTTTCGTATTCTAAAATCGGTAGCCTTGTATTAGATGTAGGAGCGACTGATTATACGAACTTAACAATTAATGGCGCTACTAAATCAATCGAATTAGCCGTTGATGATTTAGCGATATTAGGTGAGGTGAATGTCTTATGATTTTTAACCTTTTAAGGACTTATAAAGTCGATGTACTAAGATACTTGCCTAGGTACCTATCAAAGGACATAACCTTTAAAGGAACGCAAGATTTATTAAGCGAGGAACACGAAAAGCAACGCTTGTTGATTATCGACATATGCAAGCAGTTGTTTGTTGAAACAGCGACTTGGGGTCTTGATGATTGGGAGCGAGTATACGGACTTGAAAATAATCGCAACTTATCTATTGATGATAGACGAGCTTATTTATTAATCAAAATTCAAGGGTCGCAAACAATCACCGAAAATAAGTTGCAAGAGTTTATTAACCTTGTTTACCCTCCTGGTAGTGCAGTAGTTAAAGAAAATACTGGCCCTAATAGATTTAGCGTTCTTCTTGATACGGCTGACGCCTTAGATGAGATACGAAACGTAATCGAAGTATATAAGCCGGCGCATTTAACATATGCTATAGTACATGAATTTAACACTAAAGGACCGATTATTGCGGTTGGTGCGGTAACTAATACCGAACGTATTTACATCACGCAAGAAAAGTCTGATACATCAATTACAGCAAGAGGAATTTATGCTTGTCCTGTTGGTGCAGTCGCTATTCGAAGCAATATCAATTTACATTATTAAGGAGTTGAACTATGAGTAATTACAATAAAATTATTCCGACCTTAGCCGGTAGCAACTTATTGGTTGAGGCGATAAAGTCTAAAAAGCCACTTATCTTTACTCGCATTGCGTTGGGTGATGGCACGTTAACCGAAAGCGAAAGCATTGAAAATTTAACAGCATTAAAGCATCCTATGGCGCAGAATACTGTACAATCGATTAACAGTCGAGGAAATGGTGAAATCGACGTTGTAGCGACTATTTCTAACGCAAGCGTTGCAAGCGGTTTTTATGCTCGTGAATTAGGGGTATTCGCAAAAGTTGGTGATACTGGCACGGAAAAGTTATTTGCTTATACGAACGCCGGAGCACAGGCAAGTTATACTCCAGCTGGTACATCCTTAGATGAAAAGTTGATTACTGTAACCTTTTATATCGGCAACGATGTTAATGTTAAAATCAACCTTAACAGCCAACTATACATCACGCAAGCTGCATTAGATGCGCATAATTCGGCTACAAATGCACATCAAGACGCTTTTAATAAAAAGCTAGATACTACATCTAGCCAATATGCAAAATCAATTACTAAGCATAATCAAGGGTTGCAAGTAACAAAGGGTGATAATTCACAAGAAATTATTAACTTTATTACTTCTAACTACAACGATAGCGATATTAATAAAGTATTAAACCTTGCAACGCTTAAAAACTTATTAGGACAAGGTGCTATAGTAGCATCTAAACTTGATGCTAACGCTGGCTTTGTTAAATTTGCCAACGGCTTCACTATCCAGTGGGGAGCTTTTAATAATATTCCTGTTGGCGGAATAGTTAACTTTCCAATTTCTTTCCAAAAAGAATGCTACACAGTAGTTGGGAATGACGTGAACAATAACAATAAATATAACCAAGTTCATTCATTCAGAGACTATACTAAATCTACTTTTAAAGTATTCTCTCAACCAGTATCATCTTCGGCCACTAGTTCGGCAGCTTGGGGTAAATATATTGCCGTAGGTAATTAGATTTTCCCAAGTGCGAACCAGTAATAAGAAGCAGCATAGCTATCGCTTGCCGAAAATACGGCCTTAGTTGCGTTGCTCTCTGACACGGAGTTAGCGAAATACCTAGGCGTGTCAGAACCTGACCAGTACGCATCAATAGAATTCGCCATGAATAAAGTTGTAAATTTGATAGGGAATATTACTTCCGTTTTTACGGCATTATCT